TTAGTTCAACATTAATTGCAAGGCTTCGGATATATCGGGATACTCTTTGCCTTCAGCGTCCCAAACCGCCGGCACCAGCACGAGGTCTTGCCTCTCGTCGTTGCACATCTTCGCCTCGTAGTTGATGAAGGCTATATATCCCTTGTGGGTAATCTCAAATCCCCTGCTGAGGCCGTCGCAGTGGAAGGTAATGTAATCGGCCGCTTTGCGGGCCATTGTCCGAATGTCGGACGGGGTTAATGCTGTGGTCATGGTATTAACTCAGTTTGCTGGTTTTGCACTGATATTGATTGATTGTGTGCCTGCCGGCCAAAATATCACGGCATTCTATAAGCTCTTTTGTTAGTTCGACTATTCGCTGCTGTGCCTTGATAAGGCGATCACCCTGTTCGATGTAATCGCGTACACCTTTCCAATACTCCGCCCGCCAATCTATCTCCGGGGAACTCGTCGTGTTTACGTTCTTTTTCATAATTTTATCGTGATTTTGGTTGAATCTCGCTATTTTTTAGTCGCCGTAGTAGGTTCTGCTGTTGCCGTAATAGTCCGCGGGCACTATCAGCAGCTCGGGGCGGTACTCCGTGGCCTTCGGCTGCTCCGTCGGACGGTTCTCGATCCTCGCGGTCAGCATCGCCAGCTTCTCATTGCGCCATGCTTTTTTCAGGCAGGCCGAGAACGACATCGAGGCGTTGGCACGTTTCAGATACCAAGCGTTACGGAAAATCTTCGATTTGTTGTAGGTTGCTTTCATGGTTATTATCGTTTAACTTTAATTCTCTACTGCAAATATACATTTAATGATAATAACAACAAAATAAATCGACAAAAAAATTATCACGAAATGTATTTTTTTTGGCCTTAATTATCGTTTAGTGCTATATTATTGTATATTTGCAGGTACAAACAATTAACATCACGCGATAATGAAATTGAGAATCAAGGAGGTATGCCAAATGTGCAATACCACGCAAAAGGAATTGGCCGAAAAATTGGGTGTTTCGGAGGTTACATTAAGCAGGGCAGCAAATGGTAGTACATCGTTGCCGTTGCTCGAAAAGATTGCGGGCGTGTTGGGTGTTGAGGTGTCGGAGTTGTTCGCCGCCCCGAAAGAGGGTGTAATACATTGCCCGCATTGCGGCAAACTTATCAAGGTGGAGAAGGGGGAATAATATGAAAACGATACACGAACTATTGCAGGAATGCGACGCATTAAAGGCTCGTTTGTCCGCATTGCGCCCGCTGCCCGTTGAGGCTTTGAAAAAGATCGAGGGGGCGTTCGCAATCGAATACACCTACGAAAGCAACCGTATCGAGGGGAACACGCTGACCCTGCAAGAAACGGAGCTTGTAGTGAACGAGGGCGTAACGATCGCGGGCAAGTCGATGCGCGAACACCTCGAAGCGATCAACCACGCCGAAGCCATCGACTACATCAAAGATTTTGCGCGCAGCAGTACGGAGATAAGCGAGCGAACGATAAAGGAGATACACGCCCTTGTATTGCACGGGATCGACAGGGAGAACGCCGGACGTTATCGTACCGTGCCTGTCATGATTTCGGGCAGCACCCACACACCGCCGCAACCGTACCTTATCGCCCCGCAAATGGAGGCTTTCATGTCGAGGTTTGCCGAAATGGAGGCACAGGCCGTGCACCCCGTTTTGGTAGCTGCATATCTTCACGACGAGTTGGTACGAATCCATCCGTTTATCGACGGAAACGGGCGCACATCCCGTCTGTTGATGAATCTATACCTATTGCGCAACGGCTACACGCTCGTCAACCTCAAAGGCTCGGACGAAGCGAAAATAGGCTATTACAAGGCATTGGAACAATCACACGTCGAGCAACACCCCGATGCCTTTCAAAGGCTTGTAATAGGGGCGGAAATAGCGTCCCTGCGGCGGTATCTGTCTATTGTCGATAACACGCAAAATTAACATCATGAACAAGAAAACATACCAGATTGATGCGGCCAGCCTCGAACAAGCGCGCGCCCTATTCGAATCGGGGGACATCAACCGTATAGAGGTCGGAACCGTGGCCGGGCTTTGTGAGATTCACCGCTATTTGTTCGGTGGGTTGTACGACTTTGCCGGAAAAATCCGGACGCTGAATATCGCAAAGGGTGGTTTCCGATTTGCAAATTGCCTTTATCTGGGTGCCATCCTCCCGGTGATCGAGCAAATGCCGGCAACAACCTTTGAGGAGATCATCGCAAAATATGTCGAAATGAACATCGCCCACCCGTTCATGGAGGGCAACGGTCGGGCCACCCGTATCTGGCTTGACATGATACTGAAAAAACGATTGATGCAGGTTGTGGACTGGCGGAAGGTGGATAAGGATTTGTATTTGCAGGCTATGGAACGTAGCCCGATCAATGACCTGGAATTACGCGCCTTGCTCGGCCAGGCATTGACCGACCGCACAGATGATCGGGAGGTGATTTTCAAAGGCATCGAACAGTCTTATTACTACGAGGGATATGAAGCATAAGGATAATGCGCGAGGGTTCATTCGATTGTTTTCTTTAGAATGCCTTGCAATCGCACTTAGTATATTTCCGTTGTTACATACACACGCCGCACCACATCAAGCTAATGAAAAGGGGGTCGTGCAGGAAATTGTTGAATCAAGAGATAGTGCAGTAATACTATTTGGGCGGGCACAAAATATGTTTGCACTTCTTTTCGATGATTTTGATATTACCCTACGAAATAACGATAATAGGACAATAATTGCATCAGGACGAGCTAAAATAGGTGATTATATTCGAAACAATTACGATTCCAATTATCATATGGTATCGTTCATTACCTATAAAATAAAAATTGACTGTAAAGATTATAAATATCGGTATTCAATCTCTGATATTAAAATAACAACCTTTTCTAATTTATTTGAAACCCCACAATTTGACTGGATTTCCTTCTGGTGTGCATGGTCTGATTATGGCTTAATAAACACACCTTATTTTACATATGGGAATGCAAAGATAAAAACCGAGATATATTCTTATACTATTTCTGAAATTTATGCGTCATACCAACGCGATAGCGCTGTGATAAGTAAATATGACGAAGCAGCAAAGCTATACTATGCAGCTCTAAATAAGACAAAACGCAAGTCTGATCGCAAGAATCTATTTGAACAATTAAGGCAAGTAAATTTATCCAAGATGAGTATGAGCAATAAATACAAGGCATTAAAAGCACTGAATACCATTGCTCCAATATATATAATGGATTTATGCGATAAGATTAAGGACTATATGGGAATGCATGATGATTTTTGATGTTTTATTAGGCGAATTTGCCTCCGTAGAATTAAGCCGGGATTAATCCCGGCTTTATCTATAACACAATAACGGTTCCATCCTTATTTACCGAATACTCCCCGCTGATATTTACGATATTCAGTACGGCGTAGTCTTTTGCATTGATCTTGGCTCGTGCGCCGTGCATTAATATGATTGTATGCGTGAATTGAGGCCGTGAAGCCTCGATAGTGGCCTTCGTATCACCGACCAGGCATACATATTCTTTGCCCTTTAGCGTGATGTCGCCGGCGTCGACATATACTTCCAATCCTTGAAGATTGCTTCGGTTTTCCCTGAACACTTCGACCGAGGGGAAGTTGTGGTCTTGGCAGAACTCGATCCCTTGTGGGGTAAACATCAGTTTGATTAGCTCGGGGAAGTCTTGGACGCGGTTTATCTTTTCACAAGCTCCCGTTTGTAGTGCCATCGCCCGTATGGCATCTACACTCTTATTGTGTTGGGTTGTCATAATGCTAAATATTTATATATGAATATATTAGACTATATTTAATTTATAAATTTTCGGTATTTCTTTTTATGCTATTTATCCCATCCTCAATGCGCCCCAGTGTCTTATCCATGCTTTTGGTGCTTACGTTTATTTCCCTAACCTCTAAAAGGGTTTCCACATCAATCCGCAAACTTTCGTAATAAGCGGCTGACAATTCGTCGATTCTCGAATCCATATTCAGACAATTGTGTATTGCTTCTATAATTCCTTCTACCGAATCCCGCATTTGAAGTTGTGACATTACAGCGTTTCGGATGTCGGTTACTTTGCCTTGAATGTCGGCGAAACGACCGCTTAATTCATCTCCCGTATCTTGCGACATCGTTTGAAAGCTTCGGGATGTTGCTTGTTGTTTAGAGGCTGTATTGTCGTCAAAATATTTATCCGCCCAGCCAAAAGAAGCATCCAAATCTTGATTGAGTTTTTTAATCATTTCATCAATGATATTCTCCTCCGTTTGGGTAATAATACCATCTTCCCAAAATTCCTCCAGCTTATCGCGTATGACTTGCATAGGTTCTTTTATATCGGCCTTCATGGCCTCAATCACCATTTGCTTAATCATGTTTTTTACAAAGTCTTTAGCCGATTTTGCCCTGTCTTCTCCTTGTGCCCAGGCGTCGGCATATGCTTCAGCAAAATCATTGATAGCAGCCTGAATGTCTGAACCGAATATAGCATCTTGCGCCTTTGCGGCATTATCTTCTATAAGGTTTGTTATCTCCTCATATTGTTTCTCCCACTCTTTAATGCGTTTTTTATCTGGGTCTTTCTTGCTCTTTTCTTCTTGTATTTGACGCTGAATTAATAACTTTTGTTGCTCAAGCAACTTATTTTGGTCTTCTATTAACTCTTTCGCATCTGTAGAATACGCTTTTTCTATTGAACGCGATAGCCTGTCGTAAGAACGTGATAATGCATCTATCTGATCTTGGAGCTTTTGTATTTTTCTTTCTTTACTTTTATCTATCCATTTATTTATACTTGTAATAACTCCAAGTATGCTACTGGTCGCCTCTGACGCTGCGCCCATTATGTCGCCACTTTTAAATTTTTCCCACGAAGAATACACATGATTATCAAATTCGGACATCAAATTTGATAATTCAGCCCATTTGCCTAATGTTGTATCAATTTCTGCATCTTGCCCAAAAGATGCCATCATGTCGACAATACTATCCGTCAGTTGTTGCATAGCTTGAATTGTCTGATGAATTGATGTAACAATCATATCAATCATAGAAATCACTCCCGATGCCTTTCCTGCTGCTTTGGACATAGAGGCTCCCATTGCTTGCACATTTTGATCGCCGGTTTTGGCACCTTTGAGCTGCATGGCATCTCCGAGTTTCTGGTAGTTATCAATCAAGCCATTTATTCCTTGATTTTGATATGTTTGAAATCTACCTCTTTCATTCAACTTGTCGCGGTATTGTTGGTCAAGTTGCTGTGTTGCCCTTACATATTCTTCTATTGAAATTTTACCCGCCTCAAGCATCTGGTTTAGCTGATTGCGCAAAGTGTTATATATGTTTGATGCCATGCTTTTAGACATGGTTTCAATCCACGAAAAGAAGGCGATCCAATTGTCTGACTGTTTAGTTTCAATCTCGGCAAGGGCTGCATCGCGCTCTTTTTTCAACCTTTCTCGGTCTCCCTGAGTTGTAGCTTTTCTAATTCTTTCGTCGTAATATTCTTTTGTCGCTTGTAGTTTTTCTCGGAAATTTCCGTATTTTCTCAAATACTCATTCCACGCTTGAATCTCTTTGTTGACAACATCCGATAATCCCTCTGGAGTTATAGCTATACCCGATACACTCGCCCGCTCTTTATTTCGTTGTTCTTTATTGAACTCTTTCAAGGCTTCCGTGTATATTCTAACACCTTCTGCCGCTTTGATATTGTCAGCATAATATACCTTTTGAAGGTCATGATATTTTTCGCCGGCAGACCCATCGGCAGCCACGTTGACTGCGATAACTAAACCTTTGGTGTCTGCGGCAAGAATATTCTGAGCTCCTTCAAGTTTTGAGTGTATGTAATCATCCAATTCCTGTGGAGACAAAATGTCCCCATTAGGCAGGATTGGGGTGACTAAAATCTCAGTCACCTTTCCCTTGGCATCCAAAATACCATATTGGCTGCTGAAAACGGTGGCAATACCCTCTCCGGCATCTTCCCAGCCTTTTTTTACCAATTCCGCCGCTTTAACAAGTGGGCGCGCCAAATGATTTACATTCCCTTTGTACTGCGCAATCATCTGCTGTCCTGCGAGGAATCGTTCAGACGAAGTGTCATTTTTATACTGGGCATCAATTTCCTTTTCTTGTAACTCAAGCAGCTTTTTTTCGGCTTCTTGTATGGCTCGGGCACGTTTCTGATAGTCGAGGTCAATTTGCGCAAGTTTCTTGGCCGTGCCCTCCTTCATAGAATCTACTTCGGCCTGCAATGCATCATCCCGGAGCTTTTGCAATTGCTTGGTGAGCTCCTTTAGATTGCGCTCTTGATCGGATGCGGCTTTTTTTGCTGCGTTTTCGGCCTCTTGGCGTGCTTTTTTCCATTCTGCGTTAAGTTCGGCGGGGGTTTTCCCTATAAATGATTTTTCTGCAACAGATGCTAATTCTTCGCTGCTTTCATCAAGTATTGCAAGATATTCCCGAATATCATTAGGAATATCATCCGGAAGCTCTAATTTCGTGCGGATAGCTTCGCTTGCACGCTCAATGCCTTTTTCCAAACCAGCAATAGCACCACTCAAACCTTCTATAATTGGCGACTTTTTGCTAATTCCCTTACTTTGCAGATCATTTATTTTCGATTGTAATGTTTCAATGCGATCTGCATAGGATTGAATACGTTTATATTCATCTGTACCCTCTATTTTTAACTTTTTAATTACATTTTCTGTAATAAGCTCCTGGGCGGCTTTGGCTTGTGCGACCTCGATAATTGCGTCGCGCAGATTCTCATAGGCGCCGACGGCATTCCCTACCATAATCTGTTCTGCGGCCATATTGCCGAAATAGGCCGGGTAGATGTCTTGCAGCTTCTTGACGGCCTCGGCCCGTTCTTCATAGGGCTTGGAAAGGTCTGTCGCAGCCCTATACAGCAGATTCAATTTGGTTAATTCGGATTGAGCCGACACCGAACCTTGAGCCATAGCGGAATTAAAACGTTCGAGTGCAGCGGCAGAGGCGTCTATCGTCGTTTTACCTTTGAACAGCGACGCTACCCAGTTGGTTATCTCCTTGCCGTAAAGGGTAAGCACGGTTACGCCGGCCACAAGCAGGGTTTGCCAGGAGAAGATCGACGATGCTATCTGTTTCCATACGGGCGTGAAGGTTTGCCCGGCTTTCTTCAATTCATCAACCGATTTCTTCGCCCGTGCTATTTCATCGGCCAGCATCGGCAGGTTGTTGGATATGGCGGAAAAGAATATTTGCGGGCCATATGCCAGCGACGGCAACTCGCGGGCAACTTGCTGAATTTGGAATCCCAGCATATTGAATCCCGAGGCATAATTGCCGACATTGCGAGTATGGACGCCCATCGACGCATCCAGTTCTTTGATCTTCATGTCGAGCGATTCGATGTTTTTAAGCATCGTTTGCCCTTGCGCCCCCTCACGATCCGCGGCGCTCATATTTTCATACACCGCACGCATACGGGTAAGCGCCTGGGACATTTCGTTGATCGAGCCGACGGCGGCCTTCTCCAATTTGATTTGGTTGGCGAGCTCCCGCTTCAATTGGGATATTTCCTGCTTGTATTCCTCGATAGATACGGCAGCGTCCAATACTTGCGCCCTTTTCTTTGCAGACAATTGCCCGTTCTGCTGCTCTTCCTTATTGAGCGCGGCGACATCCGCTTTTAATCGTGCGATCTCATTCGAATATAGCCTAATTTGGGCCATTGCTTTTGTTTTTTCGTCGTTAGCGGCTTTTAGCTCACTAAGCAGGTCATGGTGTGCCGCAGTTTCGGCCTGGGTTGCCGCTGTTCCTGCCGTAGAACCGCTGCCGGCAGTTCCGGTCGTGGCCGATGCGGCAGCCTTGGACGCCGCATCCATTGCCTGTTGCTCCATCTGGGCGATTTTGCGCATTGCCTGTTCGACGCGAGCCTCCATATCGGCAATATGGCGATTTATGACTTTAAACCCGTCTGAGTTAGACGGAAATTTCTCCAACAACTGATATAACAGTTTCAGCGATTTGATAAAATTATTTAACTTTGCGGTGTCCGCATTTATTTTGAATGATAATGCACTCATTGCTACTTATTAAAAAATTCATTAATTTGCTATTCTAAGGGAACTCCGTAGTTGCAAGTTTGGATTACCCGCGTTACGGTAAAAACCATAACGCGGGTTGTTTATTTTAGGGTTCTTTGGCTATCGTTTCGGCTAAACCGTGCATAATAGCGGTTATTTGCGATATGTCCTCAATAGGAAGCATCGCCAGGGTTTTATTGTATGCATCGAACAGCTCGGGCAATGATGCCCGCCGCATTATCCGACGACGCAAAAACCATATTCTGATCCCGGCGAATACATTGCGGCTGCCAACGATAGCCAGAGCGACACTATGCGCCATCGCTGCTATGCATGCTTCGCTCTTATCCGGCTCTTTATTAATATGCCGGGCTGTCATGATCTCCGCTGTGGTCTGAGGGGTCATCCTGTATATCGTGTAGCCTCTCCGGGCAATACGGATGCTGATAAAATCCCTTTTCCTGCCATCAGCGGGTAACATATCTGCAAGTTCCGCTAAGGTCTGTATCATAATCTCTTTGTTTACTTTTTCCATGGTGTAATACCTTGATTGGTTTTTGATTTATTTGTTTATTTCTCATCCGGCCATACCCTCGGTGGAGGTCGCGTTGCGCCCGTAGAAACTGGAGCTTCCTCTTCGCTTGGTTGATCCGATGATTGCGTATGCCGTCTATAATTATCATCAGTTCTTCCCGGCTGAGTTCATTTGTCCGTACCGTATAGTCGGCGATAGTTGGCCACCCTTCCGTCCTTCTCCCCATTATCCGCTTGCTAATTATGTTTATAATCCTTACCTTTGCGAATAATGCAATGCTTCGTTCGACAATGCCTTATAAGAGAGAGGGACTATCCCCCTCTCTTATTCTTTGAGGCAATCCAACGCGTCGGGATGGAGTTCTATGGTACCTTCGTATGATACCCTAATGACACTACGGTAGTCCGTGTCTTCCGGCAGGATCGCAGCCTTGAAACTCGGATGATCCGCGATCAAAGTATTCAATGCCTCAACCGCACGGCGCACCTGTTCGCATTGCTGAAGTACACGCCCGCGCATTACTGCCACTTCGAGCGTACGCCGTTGGTGCTGGTCGGCCAGCCAGTCGGTAGACAATTTGACCTTATCCCCGCTTACGATAAATGCCTTGAGGTCGAGGGCATCAGCCTCACCGACACGCAGCGCATTTTTGATCGCCTGTTGTGAATTGTTGATGACGCTATTCATGTACTCATTTGCCCGCGCTGTGAGCTCCTCCCGTGTCGTTACGATCTTGATCTGCTTCGCGTCTTCGGCGGCAAGCCGTTTCGCCTGTGTTCGGATCGCCTTGCTGTCAGACAGCACAATGTCCGCAATGCTTTCGGTGGATACGTCCAGGCGCGCCACTTTCAGTTGCTGGATTGCGGCCTCAAGTTGGGGAATAGCGGCTGCGTGGGCTTTAATATACTCTTCGTACTTGTTTGTCTTTGCTTTCATATTCGATAATAGTTTAGTTTGCATTGGTTCAAAACCGGATATTCGGATTTATGGCCGAATCTTTGGGGACATAACCGGGATGCTCGGCGTCGGGAAGTGCCTGCGCCCACTCTTTCGCTAATGCCTTGTCCTCTTCTTCATACTCGGGGATGTACACACCCCGCTGTTTGTCTTGCTCTTGCATGGTTTTAGTTGTTTTTTAATGTTTCACAATTACATTTGCCTGTGGCTTTCATAGGATGGTTACGATTTTGGGTTGGGCATAGGCGGCGTAGATCCGCCTATGTTTTTTTTCGCCTTTCCTGCCAGCCTCAATAGTCTACGCGCCAATCTTTTGGCTTGGGCAGGGCTAAAACACAGCATTGCGCAGTTGCCCTGTATGAAATCCGTGTCGTAATCGCTTGCGTCCGGGACGTACAGGACAATTTCGTCATCACCCCTGTGTGTGCCGTTGCTGTCTACAATCGTGGTCGTTACGCGGTCGAGCGTCAGCCCGATACCGTGTTGGTTGTCGATCTTGATCTGCTTCATGTTGTTTTATTAGTTGAAAAATGGTTATTTCTTGGGCTATTTGCACCTGTCGGCCAGTCATGCACGGAACCTCCCCGCCTCGAAACCGTTGGCCATATAGAAGGCGATTTTGTCAGCGGTGCGCTTCTCTCCTCCGCGGATGCAAAGGGCCGTACCGAATCCGAATTCCGCTGTTTGCGGATAGCATTCATGCTTTCCTCCGTCTTTGCATACTCGCTTCGGCGCTTTGAACACTTCGTAATAGGTTAGTCCATCGGAGGTGGTGCGCTTGTAACAGTACATTCCGTTGACCTTATTATGGGCGATTTTCTCAAACTTATCGCCCAACGTGGTAAATTCATCCGTCAGAGGATTGTATAATATTCGTTTTTTCATGGTGTATTCTTTCAAATTTCTATTTTCCTTCATGTCGTGGGCACTTGTCCCACGTGGGTATTTTCATGCGCTAAAATCGCGCATTTCGTCAAAATTGGGTTTCGTCCGTCGAGATATTCGCCGTGGTCTCATAGTCTGTAATCCGGGTCAGGCTCTCGTTATGTCGGAAATAAATCCGCCCCGTCGCACCCTCTCGGTTCTTGGCGATATGCAGCACCCCGACGCCTTCGGACGATATAAGCCCGTAGCGGGTCGTGGTAATCATTTGCGCACCATACATCGCCGGGCGGTCGATAAATACGACCATATCGGCGTCCTGCTCGATAGCTCCCGATTCCCGGAGGTCGGACAGCAACGGTGTTTTATCGGCGCGCTCCTCAACCTTGCGCGACAACTGCGACAACAAGATAACCGGAACATCGAGTTCCTTGGCCAGCAGTTTGGCCGAACGGCTGGCGGCAGCTATCTCCCGCTCGCGGGTGCTGTTCGGATTGCGGGTCGAGGTGTCGAGAAGTTGCAAGTAGTCGATAACGACCATCCCGCACCGTCCCCGGCGGTGCATTGCCTTACATTGCGCACGGATCGTGTTCATCGTGATGTTGGGGCAATCGTTTAGGTAAACAGGCATTCTCGAAAGGGTGGCGCCGGCCGTCTCTATCTTCGTCCAGCCCGAAGCGTCGACATTACCGGTGCGAAACGCTCCCGAATCTACACCCGAGCTGCCGACCAGCATACGCCCGGCCAGCTGCCCGGCGGGCATTTCCAGCGAATAGACACACACCGGAACGCCCGACGCGGCCGCAGCACGGGCAAAATGTAGCATCGTAGCGCTTTTGCCCATTCCCGGACGGCCAGCCAATACGATCAACTGACCACCACGCCAGCCGCCCGTAAGAGCGTCGAGCCGCTGCAACCCGGTAGGAATGCCGATACACTCGCCCGCCTGCCTGGCCTGCTGTCGTCGCTCCAGGTCGTCGAGGGTAGCTCGCACGACATCCGACAACGGCGCAATGTCATCCGGCCGCGAGACCCGGTCTGCAATTGCGGTTATATTCGATGTAGCCCAATACACAACGCAGTCGGGATCCGACACAGCGCGTGCCGCGAGTTCGTAGCCGAAAAGGCATAAACGCCGCCGGGTTTCGGTGTCTGCGAGCTGCCGGGCGTGATCCAGCACGTTAACGCCGGAACCTACTGCGCTGGTCAGCTCCGAGAAGTAGCGCAACATATCACGGTCTTTCAGTTCCGGCCGTTGCGAAAGCGTATAGAGGTCGATTTTATCGCCTCGCTCCAACATCGAAAGCATCTCGCCGTAGATTTTGCCGTTTTTTGCGTCAACGAATGCCGAAATTTCGACGATTTCCGCCACGTCGGGCAGTTGATCCGGTTCGAGAATCAAAGCCCCCAAAACGGCTCTTTCAAGCTCGGGCGATTCCGGAAGTCCCTCAACGGACGCCGGGCGGTTATAAGTCTTGATAGATTCGCTTCGTTTCATGGTTAGTTTGATTTTGGGTCGTGTTGCTGAATTCGGATTTGCGGCGCATCCAATTTCGCGCGGCGGCTTTCCAGTCTTTTACCGGGTTTTTACCTGTTCGCCAGCCGTTGGCCGTGAAATAGTCGTAAAAGCATTCCGCATCCGTATCGCCTCCTTTGATCGTAGAAAAATAATCTTTGACTATTTCGAGCGAGGGGACGACAAACGCCGTGCGTTTGGTAGTCCCTCGGCGCGGCTTGTCCGCGCTCGTCGTTACCGAAGTGTCGTTACCTTCTGCATTCGTAGGCTCCCCCTTACAATCCCCCTTACTATCTATATCTTTATCCTTATCAACATCCTTATCCTTATCCTTATAAAGGTTAGGTTCTTGGTTAGGTTCTTGGTTAGGTCTTTGGTTAGGTCTTTGGTTAGGTTCGCCCGCCTTGCCACTTGGGTTATTTCGGCTTCCTTTGGGCGCTCCGCCTTTTCGGCCATTCTCCACACAGGCGTCGTATCGGTTATGTGCGTTATCAATTACGGGCTTGATCGCAATAAACAACGCCTTTGCAACTGCATTGCTATCCGCTCCAGGCGCAATGCCTTCAAAAGCATAGTCGAATATCGTTTCCGATACGACCTTATACAAATCCGGCGGTAATTCGCGCAAAGATTCACGGAATGAGCGGTAATAGACCATCGTGTCGCGGATCATCGTGTACCTCCTTTCCGGGCTTGCTTACGCTCCCATTTAACCCAATCCGCCTCAAGTTGAGAGTAGCAATAATCATAGAAAATACGGGATAGATCAGGCGGCAAGTCGGGGGCGATACGGTCAAGGCCATACATTACAACCGCATCCATAAATAACCGATAGTCAACGGGTGCAAGCCCTTCCATCGCACCCCGAAAAGAGCGATAAAAAATAAAACTTTTACGCTTCATGGTCGGCCTCCTTCCGGATAAAATACCGCTTGAATTTACTGCCGTGCTCGCTGGGCACCCATTCATCGAGGATGTCGATGCCTTTGGCCCTCAAATCGCGTATGCAGCTCCGAGGATCAGACAATCGCAGGGCGACGGAAATGTCTGCGGCAGAATATTTTTTGCCTGATTGGAGTAAATTATAGACGCGCTGCTGATGGAACGCTAAAGTTTTTTGCGTATCTTTGCTGGTGTCCACACCAGGGGTTGCCGCTGCGTGCTCGCTTCGAGCGCCGGCGGCGATCTTCATTTCATACATAGCCCTGGTGTTATTTACGGTTGGCACTTTCGGCAATACGCAATGTAGCAGCAGTTCGCTTGTCCTCCGGACGAACGGTGCGTGAATCAACCCACGCCAAAAGCGCCTTTTTCGAGAACACTATGCGGCGTCCGACCTTCTTGTACGGGATCGTATTTTTGTATACGTGATTGTAGAGCGTTGCCCGAGTAGTGGGGACGCTCTGTTCGGTCAGGAACCGGGCGGCGTCCTCAATATTCATTCCGTCTGATTCGACGGGCTCATTTTTGCGCCGGAAGTCGGCGAGTTTGGGAAGAATCGCGTTTACTGCATCGCTGATAATGGATTGCAGTTGCGCGGGAGTTGTTACGATTACGGTGTTATCCATAGCATCGTGAAGTTTTAAAAATTGAACACTTACCCGCGTCCGGGCGTTAGTGATCGATCACGATGCAAAGGAGATAAATATATATTATACCCGTAAAAACTGGACAATTAGAGTGCACAATGTAACCTTATGATACCTGGTATATATCATATGTCCAGTATTTACCATTTTATTATACGCAGGCAAGTAACACGATGAAACGTCATGAAAAACATCTGTCCAGTTAATAGCCGCATACACACTCAAAAAAATTACATTTTTTTTAAATTTTCTATGGTTTTTTGCACCGCTATATTGATCTGACCAAATTTAAATCCTTGAGTTTCAATGAAGCCCTTAGCAATCCAGTCCGTTACTGTTTTTCGATTTCTTCCTGTTATTCGAGAAAAATAAGCGGCGCTTATATATGCGTCTATTTCACCTTCACTATCATAAATGCAGGGATCACTTTCATCGGAATTATAAAAAGCTTCTAATTTTTTTATCGTCTCCGCAAACCTATGCCGTTGCACTCGATTTGCTCTCTTAACACGAATGTCTATTACATTCCAGTCATAATCATCCTCGCAGATACCACAACACGTTACAAGGTCTTTTATAATAGCATTTTGAGCATCTTTCGAAAACCTCATTAGGAATTTATCAAATTTATATCGTCCCATCTTGATTTAAAATTTCGTTAATAATTCTGCATTCTTTACCCGCTCCTCCCGCTCAAAGCTGGCGAGGTAATTCTCCGTTGTTTTGAGGTCTTGATGACCGAGGCTTTCCGAGATATAGGCAATGTTAGCCCCCGCCCGCTTTAACACCGTGGCGAACGAATGCCGAGCCGTATAGGTCGAGATATTGCCGAGACCGAGCTTTTCGCCGACCTCCTTCATGCGCTTGTTGATCGCACGGGTCAGGTACTTGGTTTTATTCTTACGGGTTATCGCATCTTCTTTACCAGTCAAGATTGGGAAAATAAACGCGTCGGGGTATGGTGTTTGCCCCCAGCGGTCGATAATAGTCTGCATTGGAGGCGTTAATACCGCCTGTATATCCCGCAATGTTCGGCTGGTGGATTCAGTCTTTTGCCGGACGAAACAAATTTCGCCGTTCACAATGTCCCTGTACCTCAACTTCACGAAGTCGGCAACATTAATCCCATTGCACAGGTAGAGAAATAGCCAATAATCGCGGTATTTGGCCGTCGCCTCGCTCCCATCGTCATAATTGGCTATTTGCCCTATTTGCTCCAAAGTAAGGGCCATTTTGCGCCCCGTACCGGCTTGTATTTCGTATCGTCCCCGGCCAAACGGGTATTGCGATTCTTTGAGCACGCCCAAGCGCTTTGCATCGTTGAGGACTGCGCGCAACGTTCGCAGGTGAATTGCTATTGTAGTTTGCCGCTTCCCTTCTTTACGCATGAAATCGGCATACTTTCCCAACCACGCCACCGTGATAACATCGAACCGAATCCGCATCCCGGCAAACCGCTCCAACCCCTTCAATACATTGTCGTATATCAACATATTTCCTACACGTCCGGCCTTCTCCAATTCTGCTATTTTCGCCCGAAACATCGTATTAACCGTATCGGATGCTGCGCCTTTTAGTCGGTTATTGAGAGCGTCGAGCGAGAACCCGCCAGCCCCTGCCAACTCCTCAACAGCCGCCCGCACGATCTGGTAGCTGCTTTCGATGTCCTTACGGATCGCCACAAGTGCACGCACCTTTGTAGTCGGCAGTATTTCCCATTCCTCCGGCGATAAATCCTTTCCAGTCGGATAATAGTTCCGCACTCGATTGTAGGTAACACGGATTTTTACGGGGCACTTACCGGACTTTTTCGGGTGCGCGGTATCAAACATTGCGGCTACCGTCACACCGTCTTTTGAATAGTTCATTTTGTGTATAAATTTTAATTTGCGGTACACAATTTATACACAAATATACGGATTTAATCGAAATAAGCAAAAACAGATTGAAATAAAATAGCTATATTTGCATCTGAGAAACAGACATTTACAAAACAAAATAAAAATCTGCAAAAATCTGCAAAAATCGCCGAATTACGCTTTGGGAGCAGGGGGTCGTGGGTTCGAATCCCGCTACCCCGACACGAGAAAAAAGCCTTTCAGACAGCTCTGGAAGGCTTTTTTGTGTTTGTCGCAAAGCATCCTATTTTGCCGGTTTTTGCTCGGTTAACACGTTTTTCGACTAGTTGTGTAAACCGATGTGCAGCGGCGGGTATAGTGACCTGCGGAAATTATCCGCCCCGCAGACCGTCCGCGACCATGTATCGCAGCCACCCGGCAGCAGCAGTTCGAAAGCACGGGGCTTGCAGGCGGGAGACGGAACGGGGAAACAGGGTGAGACAATGGAAGGGACGACGGAAAGGACGATTGGAAAGGTGCCGAAAGGGATGATGGAAGGGGCAACAGAGAAAGGCAACGGGGATAGGCAACAGAAGGGGTACTGCAAGCGCTGA